ACGTTTGATGTAGCTCATCTTTGGCTTTAGCCTCCTCAACACGAGCTACGTACTCACGTAGGCGTGTCAATGCTTCTGTAGCATCGTCTACGTACTCTAGCAAGTCACCTTGCACGTAGCGTGAGTGCGTAGCCATCACACGCTGCATGCGCTGCTGCAAGTCTCGGCATCGGTCGATGTGCTCTACTGCGTGCGCCATGTAGCTAGCCAGTGCCGCTGTAGATTCGCTAGATAGCACGATGCCTGTGCCACGTTTGCGTGCTGCTAGGATTGCTTCAACGATCTTTGCTCCGTCAATCATCGAATGCCATCCTATCTGCTATGAACATGCCACGCAACCGCTCTGGCTGGTTCTGTAGGTTCATACCACTGCCCCACAGTGTGCTGCTAGATGACAACCTACCAGGTGCGGACTGCACACCGTACTGCTTGTACTCACTGCGCATACGTCCATCGTCATCGACTGCTGCCGTGATGTACGTACTGTACAGCTTGTGCTGCTCTTTGTACTCATTGAGTACTTGCAGCATGCGACGTGCTGCATCAGACGTGCGAGGGTTCTCGATCATCGCATTGCGATTAGTCTCGTCTGTGCTGGTGTTCTTGCCTACCAACCTTAGTTGCTGGAAGAACAGCTGCCCAAGTTGCTTAGGACTATTGGGGTTAATATCAATGTTAGGATCAGATACAGCAGTACGAACCGCTTCCCTAAACTCGTTAGCAAGGCGGTCAACATCAGCCGCATAGTCTGCATTGAGCTTCTCCCTCATTGCTGTGTCTACACGATTGCCCAGCACTGTAGCTGCCACTAGATGTGGCTGTAGCTTCATCACGTGACCGCGATAGAAGTCCCACATCTTCTGCTGTTGTAGCTCAGCTTCTAGCTTCCGTGCCACTTCCCATGTGATACAACAATCCTTGACGTTGTATTCCCAGAAGGTGCTGATGTTGCCCCCTTCACGCCAAGAGTCTTTCTCGTCCTTGTAGTACGGATGCGTAGTGTATTGCGTTGTGAGAAAGCCCAAGTTATGTGGCCATGTGGGATGCAGCGTGTGATGTGCAAGTAGCGTGTCGATCCACAAGGGCTTTGGTTTGATACGATCTTTATACCAAAGCCACGTGCAGTCAAAGCTGCCGTTCTGCGCAACGAGTCTAGCATTGCTATGCCGCAGTACGCGCTGAATGGCACTCCGCACAGTGCGCTCCTCAGCCAACGTCCAGCGATTGTCACTGCGTCCGCGGAAGTTGATGCACATCCCCTCATGCGCGTCATTAGCAAATCCGATGCATGCGGTTTCATTGCTGATTACCTCGATATCGAATGATACAGGCTTCTGTTCCTGGATCATCTTGTCACACCATGCGATGGCTTCACGTGGTGAAGGGTCAAACGCCGCACGGATGACGTGCTCTTGCCACATGTTACGCATTACCATGTCTAGCTTGAAGCAGTCTAGACGGAAGATAGGCTCTAGCGATGGCTTACGCATGATAAGCGCAGGGTTATGCGCTACGATGTACGTGTAACGCTCCATTGGCAACACGCTGCCACGCCACTTGTCGATGCCATCTGTGTCTAGCAAGGCTTGCAGGGCATAGCTGCCTAGCACTAACACGTACTTAGCGTTAGGCAGTTGCTTTAGCTCCCAATCTAGCAGTGCCTTCCAGTGAGAAAACTCATTCTTGCTGATGCCCTGCTTGCCTGTCTGCAAGTCATCGACTAGCTGCTTCTTAACTACGTTAGTGATGTAGCAGTGACGACGCTGCAAGCCTAGCTTGTTGAGCACTTCCCACAGGAAACGACCGCTGCCACCTACAAGTGGCAGCTTCATCTCACGCTCACGTGGGCCAGGTGCTTCTGACACAATGACAACTTGTGCGTTAGGGTCACCGTCCGCAGGACAGTCAATTGCTAGTGACAAGTTAGCCGCACGTTGTGCGTATTCACGGTTTAGGTGGCCCAACGTGAGTGGCATGTCAGTCCTCCTGCATCCATACGTCTACCACTGTGCATAGCTGCTCTTTGAAGTCAGTCAGACTGCCATTGTTCTCTAGCTTCACTGTGCGAACGCTTGGTAGACTGATGTAGGAACGACTATCGCCCCTGAACGTGTGACCTTGGCGTTGAAGCTGTACCAGCAACACGTTTGCTGCACCGACTGTGCGTACAATGGGTACAGCTTCTTCTGCAAAGCCACTGTCTGAGCAGATAAAGAGCGATGACGGGGATCGTTGTATGATACGGCTAGCGAGGCGACCGAATGCGTCGCCTCCAAGCTTCGGCTTGATGAAGTCTTCTGACAGTGCGATCTGGAATGCTCGATAACTCCATCCGTAGAGCGCATTCTGCGGTGTGTCCTTGTTAGCTTCCATGTATTCAGCCTCTGCGTCGTCCCAATTGAACAACGCGCGTGTCATGTCCTTGAGAGGCTGTGACATTTTGAACAGCTTACTGTTTGGGTACGCTCCCCACAGCAGGTGTGCTGCTGTGTCCTTCCCACTCCGGGGTGGTCCGTTCAATAATATCACGCGCTTTTGCATACTCGTCTCCGTCGAAGTTTAGCTTTGCGATCTGTCGCGCTTCGTACTCCTGGAACGCACGGCGCAGGAGTGTGAAGTCTTTGGGATGAATGATGATCGTACCTTCTGGTACAAACTCATTCACAATGAGCTTCAATGCAGGCAGTGTCATTCGCCAAACACCATCGGTTCCTTACGCGTCAGAGACATCGACAGGCTACCCATGTCAGTGATGAAGCGCACATGATCACGCGCACGCGTGAGTGCTGTGTACATGTTTCGACGGTTAAGTGCCGCTGCTGCTGACTTGTTCAGCACGTAGATGACGTTCTTGTATTCAGACCCCTGTGCCTTGTGCGTAGTGACTACGTACGCTAGGTACAGATCACGCTGTGGGTAAACTACCATCACGTTGTTCTGATACACAGTCTGCATTGCAGGTGGGATGCGACATACGCGATCACCGAAGTCAACGACTACTTCTTCTACGTCACTGATCTCTGTGACGATGCCAGTCTCACCGTTGAATACACCACTGCTGCCATCTTCGCATGGCATGTCGTACCAGTTCTTAGTCATGATGACCTTATCACCTACGCCAATGCGTAGTTGCTGCTTGTCCCACTTGTTACGTGGTAGGTTAATCGTAGGACGATTGCTGTCCATCAGCACATTCTGCAATGTCTGATTGAGCTTCACTGTGCCGATCCACGAACGGTTGATCGGTGTGATGATCTGATTATCCAGACTGGCGAAGTCAGCATGGCCTACTGCGTCAATGACTGCATCAATAGGCTTGTCTGTAATAGTCATCACGAAGTCATCACGCTGCTGTGGAGCTAGGCCCTTGAGCACACGCTGCGCATTGAACAGGATGCCACTGTCAGCAGCCTGCCTGTGCACACGCTCTAGTGTGACCCCGTTGAAGCGTGTTAACACGTCTGTGAATGGCGACGGCTTTGACGCTAGCGCAGCACGCTCAATCGGAGGGAGCTGGCTATTGTCGCCTAGGCAGATCAGCCTGCACCCTGGTGGGAACGCGTCAATGAGATTGCGATGAAGCTCGTGGTTGACCATTGCGTACTCATCGCAGATGACGTGATCAATGTCTTCGAGTGGATGCTCTCGATCGTGCCTAGGAAACGTATCGCCATATGGCTTGCCTGTCTTCTCGTCAATCTCTGTGGGCCGTGTGTACTTTAGCAGCGCATGCAGTGTCTTAGCATCACTGCCTGTGGCTTCCTTCACACGTCGCGCAGCTTTGCCAGTAGGTGCAGCTACTGCTGGTGAGTAGCCCGCATTGCGTAGGCTATCAATCGCTAGTCGCATGATAGTAGTCTTACCACTACCTGCTGGTCCGGTAATGCCTACAATGCGCTGAGATTGATCTAGCATCTTCTCTACGGCTAGACGCTGCTGTGCATCTAGTCGCTCAATCGTGATCGGATCGCTCATGTTCATCCTTATGGGATAACTGAAACAGTCTCACCAGTCTGTTGCCTATGCAACTCTTGTGCTACATACAATGCGCACCAGCGAATGAACGCACCACGTTGCAGGCCACAAGCCACTGCCATGTCAGTGAGCAGTGGCAAGTCACTCTCGTTGAAGCGTACGCACACAGGCACGCCTGACACGTTAAGTGATTGCACACCCTTCTTGCGTCCTAGCGGCACTGGTCGCGGGATCGTGACTACATCATTCTCGTGCTCTAGTCTGCCCACATGCGCATGCGTAAGTGTAGCACCCTTAGGTGAACTAGTCATAACGGCTACCTTTCAGTGCTAAAGAAAGCGTGCCATGTTGCCATGGCACGCTCTCGAAAGGCAGCGCGTAGCAGCTAGTGCTACTCCTGCAAAGGCCGTCTAGGAAAAGCCTAGCCGCTTGTTGTGCCCTGCGCTGCTGATGACTAGACCTTAGGCTTCCTCACCGCGCTTGTCAACCTCAATCTTGTAGATAAGGAACGGCGCGGTACCCTCGCCACCGGCAAGAGC